CAACTGTTGTTGTTCCAAAATTATATGGATCAACAACAATCCCTAATTGTCTAAAATCATTTAAAACTGTAATATCATCACCTTCTGCTTGCTCCAACTTCACTGCCATCATCACAAAATGAGCACCTAATTCATAAAATGCATTAAATCCATGTCCACCTTTAGGACTTATAATAGGTGAAACTGAACCATTTGTTCCTGTCCCTATTGATGTAGCAGATGACAATCCTGTATCACTATAAACATTAGTTAGATCTACTGTTCCATAAGTGTAATTATTTCCTGCAGAATAAACTTCACTGTATGAAGCACCAGAACCAAATGATGCTATTGAACCACCTGACACAATTATTTTAACAATCCCTCCAGTTCCATCACCATTAATTGACGAATAATATGTTCCATCTGTGTATCCTGATCCTGCAGCAATTTTTATTGCATCAATAGAACCATTCACAGCAGCTGCTGAAATTGTTGAATCAGTTTCAACTGGAATAAAATCATTTGTTAAAAACTTTTCTGCTCGAGAACCAGAAACTGTAAACATGTATTGAAGAATGTATCCACCTAATGAGAAGGGAACAGAAGAAATTGTAGTTGGTTCTGTGCCATTATAAGCAGCGCCATTATTATTATCAATAACTTTATATACTTTTAATTCAGAGGTAATAAAATAAAATGTTGATTCCCAGAGTGATGTTGATCCTGATGTTGCTGCATTTGTTGCGCTTATGTTATGTTCATACATATCATAAACTGTACCGTTCGACCAATTTCTTCTAGGTATTACATAAGCAATATCAGATGAAGTAATTTGTTTTGCTCCTAACATCCCATCCCAATTGTAAAAGTTCGTGCTTACATCATCAATAGGCAATGGGGGAAAATTATCATTTCCGCCAGAAGTATTAGATGTATATGGTGTACTTTTGCCTATAAACAAAAAATACTTAGATAAAGAAATTTCAGAAAATGATTCAAAAAATTGTTCAGCATTGTGCTGTCTAAATTGTTCAGTAATAATTGCTGCCATTATTTTATAACCCTAGTAAATTAAATAATTGTAATAGTTCCATTCATATTTGCTGTATGTATTGTGCATTCATATTTTAAATTAACACTGTATGGATTCATTGGAACAGTTATTATTTGTCTTGCAGTTTGTGATCCAGAAATATATGCACTTAAAGATGTATTGTCCGAATATGAAATATTTAGAGGATGTGAAGAGCCAGTAGTATTCATCAAAATGTATGTATGTCCTCTATAAAAATATAAATTAGGATTATCTGTTGATGAATCTACACCAGCACCTTCTATAAGATATGCTGAAGTTCCATTTGCGGAAAATGAGTATTGCAATAATGGTCCAGAATTTACAACCCAATTTGATCCATCATAATATAACACATCACCTATTGTTGGTGAAGAAGCTGAAACATTAGTCAAATCATCTAAATTGGGAGCATATGATAATTGCGTACCGTCACCAAAATATGTATACAATTCAGTAAAATTTTGATTTATTTTTAATCCAGCATCTCTAAGATTATCACCAGTGCTGTCATTATCAGAAGTCCCTCTGTTTACCTCTTGGTATGCCATATAAATTTATTCCTTTACACTTATTTATATCGTGGAATCGAATGTGTAATTAGTATTATCAAAAGAAACGGTTGTTTTATCGAATGTTATGGACCCTATTTGAGATTTTAAAATCTCAGATGGTGGTGGAACATTTATTCTTGTTGCATATGCAGTATCTGGAATAGTTAGTATTTCATCTTGCAAATATCCATTATCTTCTAAAAGAATTTTATCACCATCACCATCTAATCCTTCTTCTAATCTTAAAAAAGAATAATCACTAACTGATTTAATGGTATAATGTCCGAACTGTTGAATGGGATAAAGATCTCTCGTTATGTTAGATGGTATTGTTGCTATTCTTCCAGCAGGATTAGGATAATTTGAAACAACATCATTTGTTGTAAATGGTGGAACCGCAAATGCATATTTTGGAAGATTTGCAAGAACTGATCCTTTGTTTCTTGACCCTCTACTTACACTTAATGAAACAACAATTTCTTTATTTAAAGTAACATCCCTTTCGCCATTAATCAATTCGCTGGACAAATCGTATCCAGTGTTTGAGTTGGATGCGAGACTTGTGTCACTTGCAAGACCTAACCTTCTTCCGAACACTGATGTAAACAGATTTTCAAATACTGTAGGCGATAATGCAATTTCTTGCGTTCCCAATCCATATGTTGGAACCCCAACTTGAGTAGAGAGCAATGTAGAAATAGAAACTTCACCAAATATATTCCAGCCAGATGGATGTATAGATTGTTTTAAACTTTCTCTCCATTCATTAATTGATTGACCAATGCGAACTACATAAGAATAATCTTGATAATAAAAACTATCCTGTAATTTCATTACATCATTAGAAAGTTTTCCACGTTCATTTAAAAAATTGCCAACAGTTGTCCCAATAGTTCCTATTTGTGCTGTTGCAATTGCTGGAGAAGAAAAGTGTACAACTGCAGTTGAACCTGTTTCAGCTATAATTATATCGCCCTCAGTAAACAATGATTCTGTATTTAATTTTAATAAATTTATAGATGAATTATAGTCTACTACTGTAGCATTATGACTAGATAATCTATCACCTGCTGAAAAGTTGCCCGATATACTTTTTAATATAACATTTCTATTTAACGTGAACTTTGGAACGGTATTATAATCTAATCCAAAATTTGTAATGCTAACACCTTGGGCATGTCCCACTCCAGGAAATTTATTTGATACAGCATATAAACTTGCATTAGATCCTGTTGAAGAAGAAACTGTAATAGTAGGCAATTTTATATACCCACTGCCTTCATTAATAATTTTTATTTTTCGTATTTCTCCAATCTCAGACGCCAAACTCAAATCGACAAATGTTTCCTCTTCAACTATGATGGTATCACCATTTTCTAATTCTAAAAATCCATTATCAGAATTAGATCTTTCGAATTGTAAATAAAAATTATCTTCAAAAATTATATAATCTTCTTCTTCAGTGATCAAATGATCTGGACTACTATAATCTTCTAACAAAAAAGAACCACCAACAACTGCTATTTTTGCAGAAGCTCCTATCCCTTCTGTTTCTGTATTATTAAATATTAATTGATCGGTTAAAACATAACCACTACCACCATTATCCACCATTATCTCATTAATATTTCCGCTGCCAACTGTATCAACTCTTGCTGTAGCAGTTTCACTTCCTAATATTTGAATATCAACAGAGTCGCCTGCATTATAATAAAAACCAGAATTTTCTAAAGAAGCATTAGTCACAATGCTTTTAACTATCCCACTTATCTCTAAATCTAAAACATTGTCTATTCCATAAATTGTATCTCCAGAATTAAATACTCCTGAGATAGAATCTCTATCCAAATTCAATTCAGCAACAAGAGTAGCACCTTCTCTAAACTTAACAACTGTAGCTACAATCGCAGATGATAATATAGTGTTTGTAGAATCCTTTGTATATATTCGCTTTCCGATAAGATTATTAAAATCAGATACCCCATTTTCTACAACTCTCATAATTTTATCAGTAGACCAAACGCCATCAGAAGCACGTAAAATATTATCTCTTGGATATATTATTTCAGATTCTTCATTTAAAAGAATTCTAAAAAATAATTTATGACCGTCTTCTGTGCCTTTAGAATTATATAATTCTTTTATATTCTTTAAAAGGTTTCTTTTTGATAAATTATTTGCAAGAGAACTTGGTATCGTCTCCATAAATGCATCACGAAATCTATCAAGAAATGAATAGAGAGTATAATCTAAATCAGCATATTCTAAAAACTGCTGTATGTTTTGGACAGGATTTCCTCGATAATTATCAATTGTTGCATATGATCCGGATGTTTGGCCAACTACAACTTCACCAATATCAAATAACTGCTGTGAAGTAATAAACAATTTATTGTTATTATCAAAATCGTCAACCAATACTTTAGCTGTAGCTTTTGAATTTTGGCCTACAATTATCTCACCAACTGTAAATTTTCCTACTGAGCTTTCATCAACTATTTTTGTATTGTCTGAATATAAAATATAATTAACTGTCTGTGTTTCTTCAATAATATAATCATTACTTCCGAGTAATGTTAGTTCTGCAGATTCTAAAAATTGATAATATAATTTTAAAAACTGTACAAAGGTAGAATGCTCTGATTGTACAAATTCTGGAAACTGAGATTGTATTTGTGATGATATTTTATTATCTAAAGTAGAAGAATAATTACTCATGAGTAGAAAGTTGCCGTTGTATAATCTGTTCCAGCTGTAGATCCACCAGAAACAATAGTGTCTATTTCTCCAATAATAGTTGTTTTTGACAGATCAATTTCTATTAATTGATTTCTAACAGGAACAACATCTAATGAATTAGGAATAACTGTCAAAGAAATTGTATTATCTGTATTTATGGTTTCACTAACATTTAATGAAAATATTGTAACCTTTCCATTATTATAATCAATGCTGCCAATTGTTGAATTTACATAATTTCTTGTTGACCCAGAAATATAATAAAACATTCTAATATTACCAAAACCATCATCATCAAAATACATAACATTTGTATTGCCGTTTATTTTAAATCCTGTTGATGATGTTACACCGCCCATACTAGAGTTATGTCCATCATGCGGATGATATATTTTATTAGAAAAATTTATTACATACTGATCAGACGTTTCATTTAAAAGTGGATTTAAATTTTTAATAATTTTAACATTAGAAACATTAGATAAAATAGAAACATCTGTGTTGTCAATTAATCTTGATAGTTTAGAAAATCTAAACACGCCATCAAATTTCTTTAAATCTGAATTATTATAATTGGTAATAGTAGTTCTAATAAGTGTCTCTAAATCTGCTTGTGTTTTTGTAGTAACTTTAGAATTATATTTAAAATATGTTTTTAATTCTATAAATGTAGTTTCTGGATCAATTATTGTTGGTCTAACTGATGCAATGTTATATTTTTTTAATTGCAAAACAATTGTTTCTTTTTGTGATTGTGTTAAATTAATTCCACTTTCAGTTTTAATTGAAACAAACACTTGTCCATATTGCGGAGGATCATTATCTTCTCCTCCCCAAACTTGTATTGCTCTTGTGTCCGCATATATGGTTGGAATTATAATTTTATAATCACTAGCAGTAACTGCCCTTCCTTGCGAGGAAAAATCTAGAGGCGCATTATATCTAATTGACTCTATTGTTTCTGGATCTGTACCACCATTAGCAAGAGAAACTGTTGTGACAGTAATATTACTGACACCACCAATGTCTCCTGGAGAAGAAAATACTGATGCACCGTTCGCATCAGTATTATTGGTAACAACATATTCCAAAACAACAATATTACCATCAGATAATTTTTGACCAACAACACCATCACCAAAATATACTTCAAAAATCCCATCTTGAGATTCTTGTAAAAAATAAGATGGAGAAGTAGCAGAAACTTCTGAAATATCATTAGATAAAAAGTAAACTACTTCAGTATTATCCGATAAAGAAGTTTGGACAGATACTTTAAGAGTATTAGAATCAGCTTTATTTGTTACCAATTTAAATTTTTGATCTACATTAGTAATATCAACTGTATACTTTGTGGTAATTAAAGTTCCTTCATAAATCGGAATATTTGTAAATGAAAGTATTCCATTTTGTTTTATGGCAGTATAATCAGAATTTGTAACAAATGTGTAATTTATATCATTAACTGATGTTTTAAAAACAGTTCCTTTATGCATAGTTGCAGTTGTAACTGAACTATCATTAAGTGTTACGTTAACATAAGCAACAGGCGCTCTTGCTGATCTTGGAGTATATCCCAAAGTCTTGGCATGAGAAACAACTGAAGAACGTAAAAGAGCACTATCCAAGAATGACTCATTCATTGCCATGTTCACATTGTATGCTAAATAATGCGTATTATAGGCCAGAGTGTCCAGAAGAATATTCATCCCTGAACCTTCAAAATTATAATCAGTAAATTCAGTTTGTGATTTCAGAAATGTTTTAAGATTAGATTTTATATCATCAAAATCTAATTCTGTTACCTGAAATCTTCTTGGATTGGTTGCCATTTTTTATCTTGCTCTCTGCAATATCGTTTCTAATGTTACTAATTCAGCAGGTGTGTTTAGTATATAAAATTCTATTGTAATTCTATATTCATTATTATCTGAATTGTCTGTAACTATCACAGAAGATAATTCAACTCTTCTTTCATAGGTATTAATCACATTAATAATTCTTGTTTCTAATACATCAACAACAAACGGACTAACAGGTTCAAATAATAACTCACGAACACCGCCAAATATTTCTGGATGAAATGGTTTATCAAATCTATTTAAATTTACAAGATTGCGTATACTTCTTTTTATAGCTTCAACATCATACAATCTCTGTATATCTTTTTTAACAGGATGTGTAAGAAAATTAAGATTTAAATCTTTATATATTCTTACACTTCTTTCTGATTGATTAGTTGATTGTGAATCTATGTAGGCAGATGATGTCATATAAAAATACTCCTACATTTATTTATATCAATACATCCATGTATCTCGTAAAGTATGTTCATTCAATTCTTCCACCTTGTCTTCATAATAAAATTCTTCACCAGTTTCAGGATCTATTTCTCCGATAACAATCCCGCAAATACAACTAGCCATGAATTCTGCACTTTCATATGATACAGCACGAATCAATCCACCATAACGATTTACATTATAAAGGTCTTGAAATACAACTATGTATTGTGTTCTGTTATCTCGTTTTCTTATTCTTCTTTTAGTTGCCATCTAACCTCCGGCAAATACGTTACCTGATCCACTCAATATTATTGCACCGCAGCCATATGTATCTCCTTGTCTTCCTATATTTTTACCATTAGCAAATACTGTACCACTAAATGATGCTAATCCAGGAGCATGTAATGCACAATCACATGGAAATGTGTGAGGTTGTACAGCATCACCTGCTCTTACTACCCCAATACTATTTGCAAATACATCTCCAGATCCTGCATCTGTGCCTATAATTTGCGGAGCAGCATCACATACACAATCATCTAATGGATTAGCATCGCCCACAGAAACATGAACTGTGTCTACAGGTTCAGTGCCTGATTTTCTTGCTACTGGCGGCATTATTTGCACTCCAATCCACAAGGATTTACTTCATCGCATGTACATTCATCTCCACATTTACAATTTTTACATTTACATTTTGGATTATTACACATATTTTTCCTTAGTTTAGATTAATAACTCCTGCATCCATGTCAATCTCTGGACCTGAAGTTATTGTTATTTTTCCGCTGGTGTTGGTTGTTTGTGTTGAATTATATGTTTCAGAAACTGCTCCTCCTACTGTCTCATCTCTAGATGATGTAACCTTTGTGGTATGCGTATTATCATATGTTTCTTTCACATAATCAGTTACTTTTTCTTCTTTAAAACTTTTATAGGTTTCTTTTACATAATCAGTTACTTCTTGTTCCATCCAACCTTTGATTATTTCTTTTTTGTTACCATCAACCTGAATGTCCCAATCTCCTTTAATGTATGTTTTACAATTTGAATCAATAGTCAAGTTCACATCCCCCTTGACATTTATAAAATCCGTTCCGGCAACGATTGTATAGTTATTACCAACAATTCTTGTGACAGAATTTCCATCAGCATCCCATTCTTGGAATGTTCCTGTCCGATGTTTGCGATACATTCTTTCCGCAAAAGGAGTATCATCTATTTCAACGATATGTCCAGATTCGGATTCATAAACACGATTGTATGGATATTCAGTTTGTCTTCTTTTATAAACAGGTACACGGTCTTCTAATGTTTCCGGATTTTTACCAGATGCTTCTTCACCTCTTAATGAAACATCAAGTGCCTTGGGTTCATTCCATGATGATGCGCCTGCACTTGTATTAACAGAATCTTCATATGTTCCCGAGAAATCTTCTGTTCCTGATTTTACTATTCCCTGAGATAATGCTGTAGGAACATCAAGAGTTGCAGCTGCATCTCTTTCTGCTATTTCTGGATGAGGTTCTGTTCTTCCTCTTGCAAGGCGAGATGTGTCTTGTTCTTCAACTCTTGTTGGATACGGACCATAGTCAGGAGTGATTTTGTATTTTCCGATCTGCGGATCAGGTGCTCCTGGATCGTTTGGATCAGAAAAACCTTTTGCGGGATTTGGACCAGATGAGGGATAACCTGGAAGTGAACCAATGACAACAGGTTCTTGCATAGATTGTGGATCTCGCCAGAAACCCATAACCCACATTCCAGGTGTCAAGTTGTGCATTGCTCCGTAAGGAGCAGTAGGAGGAAGGATTACATGGGCCCATGGAAGATCATCAGTGGCAATGTCTTGAAAGTCATCAGTGTGATAACCAAGACAACGCACCCGAACACGTCCAATCAAATCAGGATCATCACGGTCTTCAACAACACCAATCCACCAGATGAATCCATCTCGACCCATAAAATAAGAATAGTTGTCCATAAAAAACTCCAAGTCTATGAACAACTATTTATATTCACATTCTTCTCCTAAATCCGTCGGGCGAGTAACAGGAACAAAATAAGTTTTCAAAAACCAATCTTCTCTGAAAGAAGAATAATCAATGTCAGCATAATCTGTTGGAGGGATTGCTCCTTTGCGAATTCCAAATTCATCTTTGGAATACCGAAGAGCACGAGCACAGCGAGGTTTGCGAAAGCAACTACGTTTGAAAAGAATATCGTGGCTTCTTGTTGTTCTTGACATAGCTATTACCTTTAAAAGTTTTCATAACTAATCAACACAAGAACTATTATACCTAAAAATTTTTATTTGTCAAGTTTTTTCTTCAAAGGATTCAACTTCTATCCAGAATTTGCAATAGTTTAAAACTGTATCTGTTATTTCTTCTCTCGGATATCCTTC